AGTTGGAATTATTGGTCACGGAGATTTAGCATAATGGCAAATGGAAAAATCAAAGCAGATACCCTAGAACACAGCACCGCTGGCTCACTTGATACAAGTTACGTTGTCAATGGTAGTGCGAAGGCTTGGGTGAACATGAACGGCTCTGGCACTCCTGCGGCTAGGGATAGCTTAAATTTAAGTAGTATCACAGACCACGCTTCAGGCGAATATTCTATAAATATGTCGTCTGCTTTTGCAAACATAAATTACAGCAACACAGCATCTCAATCATCAAATACCAGTGCGTCAAATAGAGCGTATACTTTTATTGGTATGCATCAGAGTGGGGGTAGTGGCACAGCAATTGTAGCACCAACAACAACTGTTTACAGATTTTTAGTTTCTGGAGGCTCAACAATAGGCACAAATTATGATGCTGTTTATATTGATGTACATACTATGGGAGACCTAGCATGATAACCACACCTGAGTTTCAGGGCACTCACCTATGGGACAGACTATGTTGGGCAAAGGAAAACCTAGAAGGCCATCAGTCTGACTACCGTGTGGTTTATGAGGACAGTGTAGACGAGTGCGCTAAGATACTTGTGCCTGACCCGAACTGGATGGCGTGTGCGCTACAGGGCGGTATCTTACCACCAGTAGAAGTATACCACGAACTAGCAAAGGACGAGGCACAGCCTGACTTTACTAAGCATACCCGTGGCTATCTACTACATGAGACACAACCTATTAATGCCATGACTGAAGAGGAAGCTATCGAGTATCTTATACTTAAAGACTGTCCTGAGTCAGTGTGGAAAACATATAACGAAGGTAACCGCCTTAAGCTGGTTATTTGTAAAAAAGAACAATTACCTCAAACTAGAGAATGGCGAAACGCATGGAAGATCGATCAAGATCTAATCGCCGCATAGGAGAAATAAATGGTAGATACATATATTAAGGTAGGTGATCAAACTCCTCTTGCGAGTTCTGTTACCGTCCCTGCAGACCGTCACTTCCGTGGTGCTTGGGTTCTTGATGGAACCGTAATCTCGGAAGACATGGATAGCGCTAAAGCTATATTTAAAGATAAAGTACGGGAAGCACGTACACTACTACTAGCTGAGAAAGACGTTGAGCTTATGAAAGCACTTGAGACTAGTGCGAGTACAACAGATATTGCTACAGCTAAGAACGCACTTCGTGATGCACCATCTGCTTCAGCTATTGATAGTGCGTCAACAATTACAGAGCTAAAGGCGGCTTGGGATACATCATTACTTGGTGATAGCCCTTACTAATAGGAGGCTATAATGGCATTAAGTAAAATACAATCTGAATCTGTGAACCTAGCCGACAACTTTGCGTTTACTGGAACTGTAACAGGGGCTGGTGAACCAGGATTAGTACCTCTAAGTACGGTTACAGTATCTTCTGCAACAGCCAATATAACCTTTGATAATCTTAGCACTGATTATGACAACTATATGTTCTTTATAGAAATACATCCATCCACAGACAATACGTCTTTGTACGCAAGATTTTTAGATAGTTCTGGTTCAGAGCAAGCTGGTGGTAACGACTATGGTTGGTATGCAGACCAAGATGGAACTACTCTTAATTCAAACCTTGAAAACCATATGCGTTTATCTAATAGCTACGGCAATGCTGACTACGAAGGATACAGAGGTGTAGCAACCTTGCAAGGCAGAAACTACGCTGTTGATACTTCAGTAAGACCACCTCAAATTAGCGGTACTTATTCTATAATAAATACCAGTTCTGCACTATCTGGCGGCGCATTTTATGCGGCTCAAAGTTACATAGGCAAAGCTGTAATTAGAGGCATTAGGTTTTATCAAAGTAGTGGCAACATTGAAAAAGGTAGCATCTCAATCTATGGAGTGAAACAACCATGAATAAACTAATTGTTGATTTTGCAGTAGGCTCATCTCCACAAGTTGTTGAATTAAACACAGAAGAAGTTGCCTCTCGTCAAGCCGAAGAACAGGCATGGACA